ATGACGCGGATGCCCCAATCCCATCATTTGATTGGGCGCGATAACCCGTAATTGCGTCACCGCCAACATCAGAAGGCGCTGTAAAAGAAACGGTGGCCTGTGTATCGCCTTCGCTCGCGCTTACTCCTGTCGGGCGGTCAGGCGCTTCTAGCCCAAAATGCCCTATAAATCCCCCCTTACCCTTTGCCATTTAGAAAATCCTTATGAAATTTCTTCGTAGCTGACAATTACTTCAAGGTCGTTTGCGGTTCCAGCAGTTACAGAAATAGATCGGTCTTCTTCAAGATACAAAGCGGTATTTTTGTCAATAACCACTAGGGAAGCATCAGCAGGCACTGCGACAGTAGACACCAACGCATACCCCGTTCCGCCAATATCATCCTGTGTATGATACTTAACTGTTACATTACAAGCATTTGTCCCATCTACGTTAGCAACTTGAATCATGTTGATTTTAAAAACTTTACCGCTAGACGCGGCGTTGCTAACCAGTGCGGTCGCGCTTGTGCCAGATAAGGCAAGATAAAACGACTTAGCTGTAATAGTTGCTACATTTACGATATTTGGCGCAGACATATTTTTCCCCTTTAATTAGCCAAAGACAATAGCCATTGCGATAGCTTTGCCTGTTCCAGCTTTTGTATCTAGCTGTGTTTGAATATTAGAAGTAACTCCATCAGTATAATTTAGTTCTGCTGTAGTCGCTGTAACACCATCAAGTATATTAAGTTCAGCCGCTGTTGAAGTTACTCCATCAAGTATGTTTAACTCTGAGGCAGTACTTGTTACTCCGTCTAAGATGTTGAGTTCAGCCGCAGTGCTTGTTACGCCGTCTAAGATATTTAGTTCTGCGGCAGTACTGGTCACACCATCTAATATATTAAGTTCTGTAGCTGTGGCTGTAACACCGTCTAAGATGTTAAGTTCTGCCGCAGTGGATGTAATAGAAGTACCAGCGATCTGCAAGGTTGTTGCGTTGACCTCGCCAGATGACCCGTAAACAACCGCCTTACTGTTTACGATGGTTCCTGCACTAGAGCCATCTACAAGATTTAACTCAGAGGCAGTGCTAGTTACACCGTCTAGAATATTTAATTCTGCTGTGGTGCTTGTGACACCATCAAGAATATTTAGCTCCGCAGTTGTTGCAGTTACACCATCCAATATATTGAGTTCAGTCGCTGTTGATGTAACGCTTAAATCGGACAAGCTAGAAACTGTACCAGTGCCTTTAGCATTAAGCTGTGTCTGGATGTTTGATGTAACCCCATCTACATAGTTTAATTCAGCAGTAGTAGCCGTAACCCCATCTAAAATGTTTAGCTCTGCGGCAGTAGATGTAACACCATCAAGTATGTTTAGCTCTGCCGCTGTTGACGTAATAGATGTTCCAGCAATTTGAAGTGTTGTAGCATTTACTTCACCGCTTGATCCATAAACAACCGCTTTAGAGTTTACAATTGTTCCAGCACTTGATCCATCTACTAAATTTAGCTCTGAAGCAGTAGAAGTTACACCATCTAAAATGTTTAGCTCTGCTGTTGTTGATGTAACACCATCTAAAATATTTAATTCTGCTGTTGTAGATGTTACACCATCAAGGATATTTAATTCAGATGCTGTAGATGTTACACCGTCCATAATATTAAGTTCAGCGGCAGTGGCAGTAATAGCAGTACCATTAAAATTAATCGCGTCTACGTAGGCTGTACCATCTATGTACAGGTCTTTAAACTCAAGTGAGCTTGTTCCTAAGTCAATGTCGTTATCTGTGACAGGAACCACTGCACCATCTTGAACACGAATCTGCTCTACTGCACTACTAGAGACTTCTACAAAAAAGCCTATGCGGTTGTTTGAACCATCAACTGTAATTTTGTTTAAAAAATCTAAATCACCGATGGTGGGAACATTGCCGCCTTGTCCAGTAGAACCGTCATGTCTGTGGCCTGTGGACGATGCAGATGAACTAGAGTAGGCAAAAGCATTGAGTAGCTGATTATATTCATCATTAAATAACGCGGCAGTAATTGTATCGCCATCTGCAAATGTACTTTGTCGTGTATAACTTTGGGCCATTATTATCTCCTACCTGATGGCATATAATCTATGTAAAAACCATTTACACCATACGGGCTTCTTGTGTCGTTTGATCGTAGGCGTATACTAAATGTATTTCCACTGCCTGTAACTGTTTGTCGAAACATTGGATCTGAGCCTGCACCAAATGAAGCCGCGCCAAAAACAGCATCGCCAAATATACCCAAAAGAGGTATAGTTGATAGTGTTATGTCTGAAGGCTGTGGTATGTTTACATCTTTATAATCATACCGCAACCTTAAAACTGGCTGTAAGGTTCCTTCAGGTGAAAATGATGTGCGAATATATTTTAAAGTTTTTCGTGTGCCTATATCTCCACAATCAAGGTCAGTTGTTTCATAAGTAGCTAAAATATTAGCTTCACTACCGCTATGTATAAATGAGTCGCCTGTATCGTGGTTGTAGACATATCCGTCTTTGTCACCGTGAAAAGCAACCTCAACCACATCTTTGTTAAAGTCTGATGCAATTCCTAATGCTTGTATTCCTAAAGTTTCTGACCACTCAAACCCCTGCCCTGTAAATGTTCCTATAACGCCTTTGGCTTGTCCCGGTTCTTGAGAGGTTGTAGAATAAAATAAACGATACTGTGACTTAGACCGTAACACAGCACTTGTAATAACAAACTGTCCTGCGCGTGATGCTAAAGAACTTATAATGTCTTGTATCTGTCGAGACACAGAACTTAACTCAACGTCACCAATACGGGCTGTACCAGCAATAGTACGGATACCGTCTGGTGCTAAAAAGATTAGATCACCTCCTACCTCTTGAATAGAGTAATGTGATAAACACCCTACATTTTCTGTAATTGGGTCAATGCGGATATTTGAGCTATCATTAATGTTGATAAGTTTTTGAATACTATTTTTAGAAAAAACAATTAAGTTTTCACGGAAGCTTTTAATGCCTTGTACTTGATCTGTTATAGCTACTGAACCAGAACCACTACCACTAAAGTCATCAATATCATTGTAGACACTGTAAAACACAGTGTTTAAATTATCTTCTACTCCAGCGGCAATTAAGTGATGATCGTGAACCGTCACATACTTTACGCCTTTAGTTCCTGTAACAGTAATTTCAGACGCAAAAAAAGTTCTTGTACTAACCTCTCCTCCAGTACCTTCCATTCTAAATAAAAATGGTTTGTTACTTCCATCAGCAATAACAATTTCACCATAGTCAAAGTCAGCGCCTTCAAACAAAGCAAATGTGCATTGCCCTTGACTAGAACGCGACAAAACTGAACGACCTGTAAATGTTGTGTGATTATCACCGCTACCCGAAACACTAGATCTGTTTATTTGTAACCAGCTTGTGCCGTTGTTACTAAAAAATATATCAGTACCAGAACAGACAATAACACCGTCACCATATGCCGCCATGCCTAAAATAGCATTAGAGCTATTGGGTCGTGCAGAAGAACCACCGCCATAGGCTGTAAAGCCATTTACACGACGATAGCCACCATCAGGATCGACCTCAAAGTTTTCTAGGATTTTGGCAAATCCCGGCTGACCTAAAAGCTCAATAGAGTTTAGGTTTGTATTTAGACCACCACGACATGAAAGACCATACGCCTGAGACACTAAATAAGCCTCATGCGATCATCTTTAATATACTTAGGTGCAGGAAGCATCAGAGCATTTTTCATAAGTCGTAATCCTCTACGATACTCCTCTAGTGCTAAAGCGGCTGGCTGAATATTTTCTTTAAACTGATGCACATAATATCTAGCTCGTGCAAGCAAAACAGTTTTGTAAATATCAGGAAATACAACTGTATCGCCATGCGCTGATAGCTGTGTAGGCTGATTGAAAGCAAAGAAATGAACTTTGTATACTTTGTCGGGTATAGGACTCAAACCAAAGTTGCGTCCATCACTACTACGAAATACTCGTCTAGGTTCTCCACCATTAGCCGCATCAGCATCATCAGAATTTTCTTGTGCTCTATGAAAATCTTTCCATTCTTCTAAAGTTATAAACTTTAAGTTTTGACTTACATACGGTGCTGACTCACCAGACACCCCAACTGTTGTAAGATAAAAATCATCCCAATCAATATATCCATAGTCATCTGCAAGAGATGAGCTTGCGGCTTTGAGTTCATACCACCTTTGATTAGCTACAGTAGAAACCGCTACATTACCGTACAGCGGATCTGTTGAGCCGCTTTCGCCTACAGACAAAAAAGGCCACTGAGGTTCTTCAAGAACAATATCAAGATATGCTCTGTTGACACAATCTTGAGCGTGTGCTTGAAGCCCAATAGCAGAAGAAAAATTACTAGAGGTTAGTACAACCTCGTTCATTTCTCTGAGCAGTTCGTTAGTAAGCTGTAGGTATGTTGTCGCCATTATTTATTATGAACCTTTTGTATTTCAAAGTTAGCGTTTAATGTTGCACCTTTGTGTGGCTTGAACTTACCTGTGTGCTTCATAAGCTTATAGCCGCCCTTGGCTTGTTTCATCCAATGGTAGCCTTTAGGAGCCGCTACTTTCATTAGGATTCTCCTGCTCGTTTCTCAACTGAGGATACTTAATCTCTCCTTGCTTTTGATAAGGAAATTGATTGCCTGTCATCTCAGCACAAACCTTTTCTTTTTCTTCGATAGATTTGTATTCGTTACGTGCTACTTGAGTAGTCATTTACTTCTCCTTTTTACCAAAAATACGATCATAATTTGAGTCATATTTCTTTTTGTTTTCACCAGTGTAAAAAGTACCGCTTAGGGTTTTTCGTCTTTTAGGACTCATTCTAATTGGCTTTTGTTCTGTTCCAATCTGTGGCATTTCTAACTCCAAAAATAAAGGGGGAGTATTTCATCCCCCTATAAGTTTTAGTCGATACCGTAAAAGGCAGAAACCAGAGCTTCGCCTCGTAGTACCTTAGAACCATAAACGTGCAGACCACGGACAATATCACCAAAGCTATCAGGATCACGGATAACCTCTGTATTCACAATTGTCTGTGCAGTACAGGTTGATGACATATGCCCAGCAACACACTTACCAGCGGCATTGCTAGTAGAGGCAATGTTGTTGGTCTTGTACATATCAAAACCACGCAACTTACCAGAGCTAACTAATCCATTACGGATAGAGCCTTGACCAGCGTTAAAGTCCACACTCATCAACTTGGATGAGGTTTGAACCAACTGCTCATAAAACTCAGGATTAGCCAAGAACCAACGTCCTTCTTCCGGTACATTAGACTCGTCAAGAAGACGCGCCATGTGTGAAAGAACATCAATTGGATCGTGCTCACCAGATGCAAAACCAATGTCGAGATTACCAGTACCATCAAAAGTACCAGCCGCCAAGTCAGTAGCGCTATCAGAACCAAGAATGTGGTTCGGAGAAGATGCAGAAACACCAGCAAACATAGTGGCGATCACACCCTCATCATAAGCATCACGCAGGGCGTAAGCGGCTGAAGAAGATGCAACTTCCTTAAAGTTTACGTGTGACATTGAAGTTTCAATATCATCTACGATAAACTTAAATGCGTTTGCAGTATCTACTACGAGGTTGATTTCTTGATCCGTCAACTTAGTAGCAGTTACATCTTGACCACGCTCATACTGATAAACGGTGATTGTAGGCTCTTTGATGATACGTACTGTATCTCCAAAAGCTGTAATCTCGCCAGCATAGTCGGTGTTAGTAATAGCTTCTACAACTGATGACTTTCGGAAGAAGTTGAGAACCTTCTTGGAATAGACAGCAGGTAAGAAGTATGAGTTAGTTTGACCCGAAACAGAGTTTGCAAAGTTTGCATTAGTATCTGTTGACGGCTCAAAGTATTGATCAGATTGATTATAAGCCATTGTTAAAATCTCCTAAAAAGACAAATATTATTTTGCTACTCGTCCTTCTTGGATAGCTAGATCAATGTCCTTTTCGTAACGATCATAGTCATCCATAGACAGAGAAGCAATTTCCCGTTGTGTCCAAATCTTGGCTTGCTGTGGTTCAACTCCGGTAGTCTTTGTTGATACCATATCAGCCGCAGTGGACCGTGAAAGTTGTGACTGTCGAGAAGACTTTTGTATTGCAATATTATTTTCCATCTTATAAAGATCGATTGCACGACTTGCTAAAGATACATTATCTGGGTTGTTGTAAATCCAACGCTGAATGTCTTCAGGTTGAGTTTTAGCCCATTCGTGAAACCTGTCATCACCCCTGATATCTTCAAAGTCAGGATGTCTCTCTTTGAGAGCTAGTTCAGCATCACGCTTTGACATTTCTGCCTCACGCATTTCAATTGCTGATAGCTTGCTTTGAAGAGCGTTCATCTGCTCTTCGCTTCTCATATGAGCGACTGTTTCGACGGTATCATATAGATCAGGATACTCTGACTTAAACCTCTCAAGATCTTCAGCACTTTTAGGCGGTTGATACTGCGGTTGAGCAGATCGGGCCACGGCCTCTAATTCTTGTTCGCGTTGTTTAAACTCAGAGATCTTTTGATCATAGTGTTTTTTTAGATCGTCATATCTCTTTTTATAATTGGTTTGAGGACGATTATCTGTCTGAGGGGTTCCGTCTTCGGAAGTAGCCTCTTCTTCCTCAAAAAATAATGATTCCGCATTTTTTGTAGCTTTTGCCTCAGTATTATGCCAAGGCTTTTTCGCATTATACGGATTTGCATTTTCTTCTTCGTTCATGTCACTTCTCCTTTCTGGGGCTTGTTGTCTTTCAAGGTGGCTGTGTTAGTGCGCTTTCTTAACACAGGGTCTTGATACTACAAGGTGGCCTCAAGGTTGTTATTGTGATAAGGGGCTAGAGTTCTAGGTAGCCTTATCGGTTCATTAGGCTAGGCATACGGCTTGAGTAAAGCATTTGGCGTTCAATATCCTTTTCGTCATCCTTGTCCATCTCAAACCTATCTAAAGGGTCTGAAGTTTCTTCGGGATTAACAAACGGGTTTGTACCAGCTTGACCTCCGTTAGCTTTGCCTTTACGCTGATCAAATTCACGTTCTGCATCGTCCATCATTTTTTGGAGTTTGTCAGCACCAATTTGATCAGTCGCTTTTCTAGTGAATACAAATTCACCGTCCGATAGCCTTGCGGGTATCGAATCTGATACACCAGTACCGGGGCCGTCTATTTCCCCAGCACCAGTAAATTCTGTTGCATTCAACATTACTTTATCTAAGATCTCTTCTAATTTATTATCTTTGTCTAAAGCCTTAAATAAATAATCTTGTTCCTCTTGTGATAAGACTTCATCAGCTACATAGTCAAGATACTCCTCTTCCATTTCACCATCAGAGTCCATGTTCTCAACTTGTTCTTTATCTTCTTTACTGCTGATGTTATTATATGTGTCTTTGGGCGGTTCTTCGTACTCTGCTGGCATAAGAATTGCTACGCCTGATGAGCCTCCGTGACCTTTTGTGTCTCTCCCCATAGCAAGTTCATCTATCAAATCAAATAAAACTTGGTCTTTATCATTTTCTTTTTGTAATTTTAAAATATCTTTTCTGGAATAGCCGCCTACTTGTTTAGCAAATTGAGCTATTAACATTTCTTTTTCTTTTTCTTCTATATCTGCAAAAAACTTTTTATCTTGAGCTTCTTCAACAGTATCTTCTGCGGCCTCGCCTTTAAACTTTCTAAATTCTTGAGGTTCTGATTTTTTACCAAGTCTTTTTCCTAAAGCCTTAATTATAGCCCCCATATTTTTTTCAACCCTTTCATAAACTACATCAGGGTTGTCATCAGCGGCAAGCTTAACTGCAATAGGCCTTTTGTTACCTTCATCATCAATAAAAATAAATTCGTCTAAACCTTTCTTAAAGGCCTCACCAAATTCTTTTTCTAGCCGTTCTTTTTCAGTAGGATTTAAATCTGCATAAACATTTTGAACTGACTGTGGAAGACGGTCTAGATTACTTAACAAAGCTCCCGCCGTTCCTGCACCCGTTGCTGTTTTTAATCCTGTAGCGAGCGCCGTTGCACGATCACCGCGTGTTCCACCCGTTGCTATATCTCCAACAAACTGCCCCATCAAGCTAGGCTCTTCTAGTTTTGAAGCGGCTAGTTGAATCATGCTATCATATAAACTATCGGTTTTACCGCCACTTCCTTCACGAATGTTATCTAGCTTTAAAATATTTTCTAGATCAGAAGTTTGCATATAGATTCTTCTGTCAGCCAAATTATTAGATGCTTCAGTAATAAGATTAGACTTTGTGATTTTTAAGTCTGCTTTACCTTTTTTATTTACTTGTGTATTAGCATCAACAATTTCTACTAATTCGTTTACGGCTTCTTCAAGCTCTTCAGGCTCATAAGAATCTTTTAATTGTTGTGACAGTTGTTTTGCTTTTTTAGTTTTTGGTTTAAATACTGCCCTTAATAAAGCCGCGCCGCCTCCTGCAAGATCTTCACGCTCTGGAGGCATCATCAAAGACCCGCCACCAGCTTTTGTATCTCTCATAGCGTCTATCATTCTACTTGCTTCAAAAATAGCACTATCATCAAAATTTTGAATTTGTCTATTAAACTCTGCTCTTATTCGTGCTCTTGCTTTTTCATCTTTTGCTCTACGCAAGTTTTCTTGCATTTGCTCATATAGCTTTACATAGCTTTGTGCATTTTCTTGCGCCGCTGTCATTTTATTTGTCGGGCCACCGGGATTAAAAACTCCACGACCTTTCAGTACGTCTGCTTGAGTCACCTTACCATCGCCTGTTAGATCTGGGAATTTTTTAGCCATCGTCTTTGTCCTTTCGTCTTTGAAGTACTTGTTCTTTTAATGTAAGGAGGTTAGCCAGAGAACTCGCCTTCCCCTGCCTGCGGAACAGCTCCCGTTCCGATGTTTCCACCGCCAGTGCCTGT